TCCAACAATTGCTAATAGCGCAAAAGCAGCATTAACCACTGCAGCAAGTTGTTGATTTAAAATAACAAAGTCCCACTTATAGCCAAATGGCGCTCCTATAGCTTGTATTAGCAAGAATAGAGCAGGTAGTAAAGCTAACCAAAAAGCTTTACTTTTTAAACGTAATTTCCAATTGATTTGATTCATTTTACTCTCCTTCAGAATCTAATTTTAGTGAATAAATAACCAATAACAGTTACGGCAAGAGTAAGCATAAAGCCCCAAGCCCACTTATTATTGGCTTCCATTTTTTCTATAAGTTTTGCATTTGATTGGGCTATTAAAAGCGCTCGTTCTGCTTTATCTCTAACTGTTTCATAGTTATCTAACTTTGTTTCAATTCGAGCTAAACGTTCGAGGACTTCTCGCCATGCTTGCTCCTCCATAACCCCTTCTTTCTATTTTTATACTATAACAAAGCTTTCTTGACCCAAAAATACTGCATTAGTTGTTGCTTTAAAGAGTGTAATCGCTCCAGGACTTCCACCAGTAAACGCATTGATTTGTAATGTGTGCATAGAGTTGGTGGCACTTGCTTCTGGAATTGATTTAAAGATTCTTTTTCTTGGTGCAAAATCCGTTGGAAGTGACCCAAGAGAGATATCGTAATTTCCGGTCGAAGTGAAATCCCAGCGAATCGTTACTGTATCTCCTCGTCTCATGTACTCAGCTCTATTAGATGAATCTGGGATATATGTCCAATCTACATCATTTTTTTGTTTTATTTCCTCTGTAAATGTTTTTTTACCGCCAATTGTTTCATCACCAGTTTTATGAACCACTGCGGAATCATCAGCTTTACCTTTAACAGTCGTTGATAAATCTATCAGTGATTGTCCTGTCGCAAACTTTACATCTGCTTCAGTTTTTGAGTAAGCCCCAACTTGGCTTGCGGTTACTGCATGCGGATTAGCTTTATTGTTGATATGAGATTCAACTTTATTTGTTAGTTCTGAATCTTTAACGGGAAACCAAGTATAATCGCTAGCAGACTTATTTGTTTTTACAGTGTTACTAAACCCTACATACTTTGGCCAGTCAGCAGTTGTGACTTCGCTAGCTGAGGACATCCATGGAGTAGCGGTTGAGCCTGGTTCCCACTTATGACCAGCCGTCCATAAAATCGAATCTCCACCTGCGCCTGATATTGCGTATCTGGCGCAAATAGTATCCTTGGCTTTAAGGGTTACAGTAAAACTATCTCTCGACCAATCAAAATCACTTCCTAATTCTTTATGTGACCCCCAATAATCTGCATTATTTAGACTAACAAATCTATGTATATTTGCTGTATTTCCTGAACTTTTAACATAAGCTGAGAAAGTATAAACACCGTCTTTTGGAGCTGTAAATGTTTTATAAACGCTGTCCCATTGCCCTGTTACTTTTTTAACGGTTAACCCTTTATAGGTTCCGTCATTTGTCCAACCAGATGGATGCTCCCAATCTCCACTAAAATCTCTCGTTCCGTCCAACAAATTTAAGTTAGGACAAGTAGTCGTGAAACCGTCCGTGCCGTCTGCGCTGTTGGCATAGGCGATTGAATTAATATTAGCTGATAGTACCGCTTGAGTAAGGCTGGGTGTCATATACTTAGCGTTGCTAATTGCCTGCTTAGCCTCATCTTCTGTAGCTAAACCAAAGTTTTGAATATTGCCAAGCCCGACTTGTGCAGCCGTAACTTTGTGCGGGTTTGATGTATCCCCTATATGATTATTAATGGATTGGGATTGACTAGCATTAGCTTTATCATTAGCCTCAATTCCTTCTTCAATATGGTTCATGCGGTTGTCAGTAACTACCGCCCCATTTTCAATATTTTCTTCCTCAGTTTTTAAATCGTCATATTTATTCCAAGTTTGCTTTTCATAACTCATTATTTTCCAACCTCCTTAGAATTTTCTAGTTCATTAGTTTCAACTAATACTGATAATTTAGCATTATCAAACTCTAGTTGAGTAATCTTAGATAGTAGTTTGTTAATCAATTTTTCTGCATCAATTTCTTTATTCATGCTTCCTCCTCTTTTGAATTTTGCTCTTCAATTTCCTTTATTTCTTCAAACTTCATATCAGTTAATTCCAAGCGGTCATTTTCATACCCTCTCCTTTTACCCTTGATCTCCCATGTAAAAGGAAGATTGGGAACGGATGATTGCACTGTAAAACTCGTTTTATCTCTTGATGTAACACAAACAAAACCTTCACTATAACTTTGCAAAAAAACTTGATATTCGAAATCTGTATTAATAACGTCAGAAAAATGTTCTTCTATAGGAACGATAACTGTACAATCTTCACCAGTTTCTGCTGTTCCGATATCGCCTAGATATGACTCAGCCGTTTCATAGGCTGGAGTTAATCTAAGCCCGTCTCTTGTGACATGAGCAGCATTTTTAGAACCAATTACACTTAGACTACCGTTAACACTAAGATTTCCACCAATATTAGTGAATTGGCTAATTTTAACATTACTTAAAATGTTTAAAGCACTTGCTACAGCTGTTATTGCTCCATTGTTATCTCCTGATAGGTAAGTTGCATTACTTCCTATTTTAAATCCAGTCACTCCCACTCTCAAATTAGGACGATTGTCGCCATCAGATTGATATTCAAAGCTTGTCGGTGTATAAGAAAGTGAATTAGAATCCCCAGTGATACTTAATTTGTCTAAATTTGCGTATCCTGACATATTGGTACCAACACCAGAAAAGCTTAGGAAATTTTTATTCATTTTTTTGCTATATATTGATAAAGAACCTGAATCTGAAACCTCAAGTCGTACATTTCCTTCTTTCAAATTCATTAATGTAGTAAAGAATTTAAAAATTTCTTTGCCATCACTATTTCTTATCCAAGTAATCGCTCCATTATCTTGAAGCATTGAAAAATCTTCCCCGACAGAGGTAATTTTAGAACCCGTGATTTTTACACCTTCTATATCAACGGCTTTCAAAGTTCCAGTTGATATATTTGAAGCATTTAAATTAATAATATTTACATCCGAGGCATTAATAGTTCCGGCCGTTAGTTTTGAGGCACTTAGATTTCCAATCATTGCGTCTTGAATGATGGCATCATCTATTCGAGTTTCATCTGTTAACCAAATTTTTGCACCAGTAATTTTTAACCATTCTTTACCATCCATTTCTTGTGATAAATTGATTATTTTTACAATTTCATCAGATGGTACAGAATTGTCTATTTTGTCCTGTATTTCATCAGATAACCTAGTCGATGTCTGCAGTACCCAATCATAGGTTCCATCTTCAAGTTTTTGATAAATCCATATTTCATCATCTGGGCCATTCTTTTTGAACCAAATATCTCCTTCTTTGGGATAAGGAGGTTCCTCTGTTCCGTCATAAATTGAATTTTTACCAGCTGCATCAACACGAGAATTAATATCTTTAATAATTTGATTAAGCGGTGGAGAATATGCTGATACTGTTTGAGCTGAAGAATTAGTGTTGGCTGAACTAGTTGCTGTCAACCCTCCTTTAAAAGTTAGGGTGTAACTCAAATTAGGAGTTTTAAATGGTGTGCCATCTCTATCCGTGAGCGTTAACCAATCTCCAGTTTCTAGTGCTGGATTACCTCTCCAATTTAAAGTAAAAGGATAAAAATTGACATTACTTATTTTTTGATAAATAGTTTCAAGCAAACTTTGAGTCATTACTTTATTTTCTAAAACAATCTGAGGACCAGTATTACTACCAGCTAAATAAGTAACTTGTTCATTCCCGCTTTCACTTTGAACAGAGACAGTACAAGAGATACCGCCAATTTTGTACATCAATTCATTTTTAGTTAGTCCCTTTTGGAAATATTCTGCGGGAGAAACAGCAAATTTAGGGTCAATTAATTGCATGATCTCCAATTGATTTATTCGGCTAAACCTTGCATAACCGGCTTCAAACTGAGCAATTAAACCTATTGCTTGCCTGAAAGTATAGCCCTCAGGTTTATTTATTTTTGAAGTACTAATCATTGAAAAATTTGTTTCATTAATAATCGAACCACTTTTATTTGCAATTTCTAACGCAACATCTCGAATAGAAGCAGGATAGGTCAGTTCAGAAACATACTCATTTTCTAAAAAAACAAAACGATCACTCGCTTCAAGTGTCGTTTTATTCTCGTTTCTATCTGGGTCACACTTAGTGACATAAAAAGTTCCAATTGAGACATATTCATAAACCGTCGGTTTATAATGAATCAATTTAGCATAGCCCACTCTTGCACTTCCCACTTTTTCAGGAGGGATATTATCATAATTATAATCTGCATCATAAGTTGCTATTCCCACTTCCACAGTGACTTCTGTCAGCTCTTTAATATTTTCAAGTATTGAACAAAATTCTATTTTTATAGAATTCGAAAATGTTGAACCTATTTGAAATGTCTCACCAGAAATAGAACCGCCACTATAAACCCAACTGTTAATATCATTTTTAGTGAAAATTCTATCACCAACTTTTACTCGGGTCTCAAATCTTCGATTTTCTGCTTTCATGGCTTTGTTAAAATCATCTGAGACATTTAACATTTTTTATCCTCCTATTTTTCTATCAGGTTTACAGATAAGTTTTCCCACTTCATCGCTTTAAACTTATCATTCCATGAGTAAGAAGGCATTGTAGAATCCCCAGCATAAAAAGTTTTACTTCTTTGTCTTCCAATTTGTGGGTCTGGATAGATTACTACGAAGAATGGTTGATTAATTCTTTGCAAAATATCAGACACTTCCGAGTCACTTAACGGGCCCCATTTAATGTTTAATTTAGTTTTTTGAGCAATGACATCTCTTACCATTTCTCCATTTGCATTTCTCCCTGAGGAGTCAGCGTCAATTGTTGAAATACTGACGCTGAATTCTTTAGGAGTTTTGACCATCACTCCATTAAATTGTAGTTCGGCAGACATAATCCCTCCTTCTAAATATTAAGCTCAGTGTACCCAAGCTGTTGATGATATTTATTGATTTCTGAAACTGCAATTCGTCCAAACTCTCTGCCTCCGATATTTATCACAATATCTCCATTTGAAGTTTGGCTAGTTTGTGCGCCTAAAGATTGAACAAGCAACATGATGGCACTTGTTAATGAACCATTCATATTTGCCAAACCATAATTTGATACATCTTGTCCTCCACCAAAGCTTCCAGAATTGCTGTAATCAGTTGGCTTGTCTGTGAACATTTCAGGCAATTGTAAAGTTTCAAATGATTTGAAATCACTAATAGAGTTATAAGGATTATATTTAGCAGGAACAACCATTTCTCCTTCATGAATCATTGCTAATTGATCTTCAGGAACATACGGCGTACCTTTTGCATAACCGTGTCCATGCCCAATCACTTGAAGCATACCAGGATCACCGTAACGCCCCATTGCATAATGAATTGCAGCAAGTGCATTATCATATCCGTTAAAGATATTTCCATGACCTGGGAATTTATTTGCATTGAATGTGGCCGAGATGGTTTGTAACAATCCTTTGGCCAAGTCACCAGTGATTGTATTAATGTCAGTATATCCACCTTGGACAGCTTTCTCATTACCTCCTGATTCGCTTTGTACTTGTCTTAGCCAAGCATTGACATAGTTTTCAGAAGTTGATACACCGTTCATTGACAAAGCCTTTTTAATAACTGGTCGCCAACGTTCGACACCAGTACCAGATGGGCTTTCTGAACCTTCTGAGAATGCCTTTTTAATCATTCCCATCGCTCCATTAGCTATAGTAGATATACCACCAGTCGCAATAGATAACGCAGGTTCAACTGCTTGAGAAAGGTTAGTAAACTTGCTTATTGCAATGTTTAAAATCTTTTCTGGATGAGTAGCATAGTCCCAAATATCGCCAACCATTTCTTTGGCTTGATTCCATTTCTCACCCATCCAATTACCGATACCGTTTGCATAAGCAGGCATTCCTGACATTGCTTTTGCAGTTTTAGCACCGCTCAATACTTGGGTTCCTTTTGGTAAATCAACCATGAGGTTTCTCACTTTAGGGAATAGCCCAGTTTTACCATCCGGTGTCCGATACATCTCTTGCCATTGACTCCCTGATCCATCATTTACTAATGCTGGTCCTCCTGGGTGAGCATTTGTACCATTGGCATAAGCATTAAAGGTAGGAACATTCCAATGTCCTAAGTTACCATTAGCTCCAACTTTGTTGAGAATCCAGTTAATGCCGTCAATAACTCCATTGACCGCACCACCTATAACTCCAGCAATGCCATTACCAATTGCAGCTGCACCTCTTTTAACTGCATTTACTCCATTTTCAAGGCCTTTTCCTATTTTCTCACCCATACCAGAAGCCCAAGAGGCAACATTATCAAACGCACCTTTGGCGTTAGACTTGATAGTATGAGCGTAGCCACCCATTTTGTCTTTCATGTTAGACCACGCATTTGAAGCATTTGTTTTTGCAGTATTAGCAGCATTAGAAACTGATGTTTTCACATTATCCCATGCATTACCAGTACCACTTTTTATCTCGTTCCATTTTGTAGAAACTTTTGAACCAATAGAATCAGCAGTATCGTGAACAGACTTTTTGGTATCATTCCACTTGTCAGAAGTCCATTTTTTAACATTGTCCCAAGCATCGCCTGTTCCTTTTTTGATTTCTTCCCACTTAGTAGAAACCTTAGTACCTACAGAATCGGCCGTATCGCTTATTGATTTCTTGGCTTCATTCCATTTATCAGAAGTTGCCTTCTTAACATTGTCCCAAGCGTCACCAGTAGCTTTCTTGATACTATCCCATTTCTCTCCTATCCATTTCCCAAGTTTACCAGCTGCTTCGGTTATAGTATCCCAGTTTTTGTATAAGAGTACACCAATTGCAATTGCTGCTGCAATAGCTATTGTTATTGGACCACCCAAAATACTGACAATTCCTCCTATAGCAGTTCCGACAGCAGATAATACGCCCCCTAATCCTCCAATACTTCCTAGAAAAGCAAATATCCCCGAAAGAACTTCAACTACAGTACCAATCGCTCCAATAATTTTAATTGCAGCGGCAAATGCTCCTAATGCTATAACAAAATTAGAAAACCCTTCTCCATGCTCAGATAACCAATCTCCAATAGTTGAAAGAACATCTCCGAGTCCTTTTAAGACGTCGACAATTACTCCACCAGTCCATTCAGCGATTGGTTTCAAAAAACTATCCCAGAAAAATTTGAAAGCTGGTTTAAGAGCTTCGATTACTCCATTTACAAAATCTATTGCACCACCCAAAGCTTGTAAGAAAGCGGGTATTAAGTCTTGAATAGTAAACCCAGCCAATGGCAAAAGTACATTTTTATAAAACCATTCTAGTCCAGCTCCAATATTATCAGAGAGAGGTTGAATGCTTTCAAGTAACTTTTTAATTCCATTAAGCAAGGGTGTAAAGTCCAAGGTCTTTGCCCAATCAGCTGTAGCTTTTGCCATATTATTAATATGTGTAAGCAAATTATTAATAATCCCTAAAATAATAGAGAAAATTTCTTTACCAGCTCCACCTTGATCCCATGCTTTTTTAAGTTGGTCAGCAATGTTTCCTACCGCTTTAAAAATATTTGTAAATATTTCTAAAAGATTTGCAGCAATAGCTTCTCCTGTTCCATCATTCCAAGCATCACGAAAAGCACCTGCTATAGAATGTAATAGCCCAAGAATGCTATTAAACATATCGAAAATTGTTTGTATTAATGTTGTGCCACGTCCATCATCTTCCCAGGCGTCTTTAAAAGCTTTAGCTATATCACCAATAATGCCAAGAACATCCGCAAGTAAAATTAATAGATTTTCAATGAATTTTTGGCCAGTACCATTTGTCCAGACTTCCATAAAGGATTTTCCAATAGTACTTGCTAAACCAATAACTTCTCCAAGTGCATATTTCCACGCATCAATAACCTTTTGTCCTTGGTTTTTCCATGCATCTTGGAAAGGTTTGAAGAAGTCTTTAAGCAAGGCTTGCATATCCTTCATCCATTTAGGAGTTGAATAATTACCAGTCGCAGCCCCAAAATCAATACCTGGAGCTTTTGTATCTTGGCCTTTGTCAGTATCATCATCAGTTTTGTCTTGCAAACCAATACGATTAATCTCATCAAATCCCATGAGTGAACGTTGAAGTTTATCAACTTTTTTCTGCGCTTTAGTCGCTGATGAACCTGTATCATTCATTGCTTGAACGTTATTATACAGCCCCTCAGCTCCTTTTTTAGAAGCTTGATAAGTTGTACCAAACAACTGTGAAATGAAGGCTGCAAGCTGTCCTGTTAACGTAGCAATAGCGCTCATCATAGCATTAATTGCAGGTAAGATGGCTGTATAAATTGGATAGAATGCGGTCATCAAGTTGACTTTAATCTGATTAAGTGAATTTGAAAACTGATCGTTTGTCTTCAATGCACTCATCATTCCGCCAGCTAATTTACTTATTGCTCCACCAATTAATTGATAAACAATTAATGAAGGCAACAAATATTTCATAGACTGAAGAAATGCATTATTACCCATATACATGCTACGGGTGCCTTGTGTGACTTTATTTGAATTTCTCGAAAAGAGATTTCCAAATTTATCCAATATCCCAAATGAATTTTTCAATCCATTTCCAATTCCCCCAGCACCGTGAGAAATGGAGTTTGACATGCGGTTGAAGACTCCGCCATATTTAGAAACAGCACGCTCAGATTGTTTCAATCCTGAACCTGTCATACTAGCTCCAGCTGCAGCTGTTCCAGTTGCCATTGACGATTGGCTAAGAACTGAATTAATTCGTCCTATTGCCTTTCTTAATGATTCTGCACGCTCTTCTGTTCTTTGATATTCTTTTTGAAGAACATCGTTACTACTTGCTAACTTCTGCATTTTATCAGACTGTGCTTGCATTTTTTGAGCAGTTTTCAATGAATCAGGAGTATCAACATTTTTAAAACCTTTGTCAAAACTTCCGACTGGTTTTAGTTGATATTGATATTCCTTTTGTAAAGCTCGAACACTTTCACGCATTGTATAATACTTAGCTTCATTGGCATCCATTACTTTTGCAATTCGCTCTAAAGACGAAGGCACTGCATCAAACTCAGTCTTCATTGATCGAGCAAGACTTTTTGCTTGGTCTTGATATTTAACCATTGATGCCTGGGCCCGTGCAATCTGATCATCATATTTGACCGTTTGCCCACCATCTCCTTTTGCTGAAGAACTTTGACGCTGTGATTTAAGATAAGCTACTTTTTCTTGAGCAGCTTTAGCTTGACCCATTTTTGCATTAATTTCATTCAGCATAGCATCAATTTCTTTTGATACTTTAGGACGTGCTTTCTTAAATCCAGTAGATAAATTATCTCCAATACTTTCTGATGATTTCTTAGAAGAACTTTCAAGATGGCCCATCATCTTTTCAAAAGTTTGATTCATTTTTTCTAACTGTTTGCCAAATTGTGTTGCACCTTTATCAATATTCAAATTATCTTCAGTCTTTTTCATAGACTTCCCAGTGATATTTTGAATTTTTGACATAGCAGATTCAATATTTGGCATTATTTTATCCAAAGACGCCTGAACTCTGGCTGTATTGACGTCTAATAAAACTTCCAAGGTTTCTAATTCCATATTTCTCACCTCCTTTTCTATTCAATACTTTTTAATTTGTCTTTTGACTTTTTCTTTTACGAGTTTCCTGAATTAACATTGCATTTTGTCGCATGATTTCTTGGTCAGTAAGCATCGCTTGTTTCTTTTCTTCTTCCTCAGATACGGCTTGCACTACTTCTTCTTTGAGTTGATTCAAGAAAGGGTAGGCATCTTCATATTTAGGAAAATTCTTTGGATCATTAAAAGCATAGATAGCAAGCCTTTGTTGAGAATAATCAAACATCGCTTTCTCTTTTAGCTCGTTCTCATGCCTTTTTTTATTTGCTTCAACTTGGACCATAATTTCATCAAAATTCATCGCCCAAAAATCTGTAGAAGAAATACCAGCTTCAACTGCCTGAGGGTATAAATCCTCAAGCATGCTGGATAAATTGTTGTAGGTTTTTAAAGGAGTTCGCTCGGTGCTTCTGGTTCGTTGTCCAGAGATTCCCCATTTGTCACTTCTGTCTCCTTCTTGTCCTTGCCGAAAAAACCCGCTTCATCAAGCAATTCTTGAATAGCATTGAACAAATCAAAAGTAGTATTTCCTGCTTCAACAAAACGTTCAAAAGCACTAACTAAATCTGAATCAGATACACGACTTGTTTGGTTTGCCCCTTGAAGGACCACCAATAATTTGTTTGTAGCTGGCAATTTAAAACCACCTTGACCATTTACAAAAAGTCCCATAAGTGATTCGTCCAAACGCTTTTCAATAGCAATAATAGCTTTTCCATCCAAGCGCAATTGAAGATTCAAACCACCAAATTCAAATTGTTTAGTTCCAGGAAGTTTTACGATGTTTTCTTTTGTCATTTTTGTTTCTCCGATTTCTATATTTATAAAAAATAAAAAGGTTAGCTTTCGAGACTAACCTTTCTTAAAATGTTATTAATTACCCGATGCTGCTGTGACAGTAATTGTGCTAGTAGCAGTCTTATTGTTAACTGTTTTCACTGTAATTGTGATTTCTCCCTCACTTACCGCAGTAACAGTTCCTTTATCTACAGTTGCGGTTGTTTAGTCTGAGCTAGTCCAAGTTACAGTTTTATCTTCAGCGTTATTTGGGAGATGGTGTAAATGTAGGGCCTGCTGATACAACCACTACTAAATTAAATCCAAGTGCTTGGTTGACTTCAACACCATCAAATTTATAAGATGGTTGACCAGTAAAGTCAACTTTCATACCATCAGGATAAGTCACTGTCCACTCAACTGCTTTACCAGCTTTGACCAAAGTATCAACATCTTTGAAGTTGTCTCCTTGATAAATGATTGCGAATTCCAAATTATCTGAATCCTGAATCCCTGCAATATATGCTTTCTTAGCTGAACCTAAGTGAGTAACATCTACTTTTTCAGGATCAGATCCCATTGCTGGGATAGATTTTACTGCTGCGACAGGTTTTGAACCTGAGCTATCTTTATAAGAAAGGACTGTATCTTTTGAAAGTAATCCTGCTACTGTTGCCATGTTTATTTCCTCCTATTTCGAATAAACGTATTTTGTTTTGTTATCCACGATTGCGGATAGTTCAATAATGACACGCTTTAAATCTGCTGTATTAGCATCTCTTTGCGTGCCTGTAAAACCAATATCACCAAATTGTTCGATGACATTATTAACGATAGTGGTCAAACTACTTTTAGAATATAATTCAATTGTGATTGACCATTTTGTTTGAAGTTCCTCTCCACTTCCATCTACAAAATGTGGGTTGTTAACCGTTCTGTAAATAGCTGTAGGAAAGTCATTCCATGTTGACGGATAATCAGTCGCTACTTTTTTAATCTCAGATATCCCATTTAAAACGGAAACAGTAGCAACTTTAATATTTACTCTTTCCATTATTTAAGCTCCCTCAATTTCTTTTGGACATGCTCTTTGTATATCTCAGGCATTTGCGGAAGGATTTCTTTCAATGATGGATATAAGAAAGGCCTTGCTGGTTGACCGCTTGTGATGTAGAATTCTTTGCCTTGGATGGTAATCTTAGGCATGCCATAGATTTCATTCAAATCAATTCCAACTTCCTCAGCTGGAATAAACCAACGAGTTTGAGTATAAACTGGGTTAACACCTTCTGGTAAATCTTTAGAACTTGCTTGACCATTTGGACCAGTACCAAACTCACGATAAATGGCTTGAGCTTTATCCGACCAGACACGCCCAACCATTTTACCTTCCGCATTTTCTACAACCTCAGTCTTTAGACTCCCAAGCAATTCTCCAGAACTGAATTTCATACTAGAAGCTAGTCTTAATTCTGCTGCAGAACGAACTAACTCTGTGATTTCGTAAGTCGCATCATTCACAGCATCATTTAATATTTTAGGCATGGCATTAATTTTTCTTTTAAGCCTGTCCAAACCTTTAATTTCAACTCCCAATGTCGTCGTTCCTTTCTAACATCACATTGATGTGTGTAGAATAAGGTTGAATCGACTTGATTTTATAATCAGGGTCACTGTCCTTATCAACATACACGCAAACACCGCTGTTTTCGTCTCTGCCTTCTTTTAGTTCATCACCTTGATACTTACATGATTTCATGCTAGAAAGCTTTGAACCATAAATTGTGGCATTGACAGCACCACTTGCGGACTGAACATTCATTTCAAGAGCAATAGGATCAAGATAAATAACTTGATCGTTTCCCTCTTCATCTTGCGTGTTGTTTGGGTCTATCCTTTTCAGATAAACCGTTGTTAAGTCACGTTTCATCAGGCGCATAAAAACTAACCACCTTTCCGAGTCGATAACGATTCAAGCCACGCTGGATATTTAAAGGAATGTCTTCAACAAAGGATTGTGAAATACCGCCTTCTGAACGACTAGATTCTCCCTCTGTGCTTTCACGATTAAAATTAATTGTGGCTAACTGTCGAGCATACAGCCACATTGAATCTAACATCTTATCCTGATTCGTATAATCAAGGATGAGAATAACCGCATCCTCAATTAAACCAGTAGCATCATCGACGCCCAGATCAGTTTTTAAACGTTCAATTGCTTTAGTTTTTGGTTCATTCTCTTCCATGATTACCTCATTTCATTATTCTATTTTGTAACAGTTACTGCACATACATCAGTTTGTGAACCGTCAGTGGTAGTTACAGTGATATTTGCTGTACCTTCTGCAATGGCTGTGACTTTACCATCAGAATTTACTGTTGCAATATTTTGAGCGCTAGAAGAATAAGTAACAGCTTTATTAGTTGCATTATCTGGGGCAACTTTTGCTGATAATTCTTTAGTAGCTCCAACTTTCATAGACGCTGTTTTTTGTGAAATGGTAACTCCTGTTACAGAAATTGGTGAAGCTTGAACACGAACGATTTTTGTTTCATCAACGATTGCAACAACATAATGCTCATCACCAGTGAATTGTGTTACTTTCTTAGTAATTTCACGATCAAATTCAACAAGAACATCACGTTTTAAGAATGTTTTCATTGCACCTGGTTTAACAGCGATTGGTGAACCGTCTTTGATTTTTTTAGAACGAACAATTGTCCAACCAAGGACTTCACCAAATGCACCAGAAACAAGGATATTATCTCCGAGTTCTGAAGCGCGGGTCCAATTAACACCAGCTGCTTGGCGCAAAGTTGCAGCATCTTTATATGAAACAAAAAGGACTCCTTGAGTAAATCCTTGTTCTTCGAGCGCATCAGGAGCTTCAACAAATGTATTTTCTAATTTGTCAATCAAATTAAGGTTAACATCGGATACTACAGTAAGGGCTGCAGTACCAGCAACTGCTACAATTTCATTGTCTACAGCCGATGCAATGGCCATACGGATTTGACGTTGAATTTCCCCAACTGGATCACCATAACCTGAAAGCACCGCTTCATCAGTAATAGCCATCCCTTTAGCGACTTTTTTGATTGTTGCAGTTTGAGTTGCAGTTTGTAATTCGTCCATTTGAATCGCAGCACCTTCGGCAACGACTTTAGCATCACCAGAGTATTTAAATTTAGGCAATGTAATTGTTGAACCTGGTTGACCAGCAAGAGTTGTGTCGATTGGAGCAATTACCGAGAACTTAATAGCTTTAGGCAATTGAGCAGCTACCATTTGTCCCATAACTTCGGGGTCAACTTGTGAGTTCAAGAATGTTACTACATCGCTAGCAAAGCGTTGCAAGTTTAATTTTAGTTTTTTGTTTTTCATGTTTTTTCTCCTTATTTTGTAGCCTGTTCATAGGCTTTTGGATTTGTTTTTTTCAATGCCAGCGCTTCTTCATAAGTTAAAGTTGAAATATCAACTGGTTTCCCTGGTGTGGCACCTCCACCAAGCGGAGTATCAACAGAAGCTTTGAGTTTTTCGTTAACCGCTACTTCTAAGGCTTTATCCCATTCAGCTTTGAAAGATTTGACATCTTTAATAGCTTCCTCAGCAGTATTTCCTTGAATACGAGCAGCGAAAGCACTTGGAATACCGATTTCTTGAAGTTGTTTGCCTTTTTCTACAAGCAACTGTTCTTGACGAAAGACGGCTTTTTCTTTTTCAAAGTCATCTTTTTCTTTTTGAATCAGCGCTTGTTGGCGTTCTTCTTCCGAAAGTTTGGCAAGTCGAGCAGCTTCATTTTTTTCTTCTTCAAGTTCCTTCTGCCAACGACTTCGTTTAGACTTAACAATTGAATCAACATCAGTATCATCTTTAAGACCAAACTTTTCTTTGATTGTTGCAACTTGTTCATCAGTCAAACTGTCAGCATTGAATTCAGGAGGAGTTTCTTGGCCAGTTCCTGCTCCACCCTCACCGCCTTCTTGACCTTCAGCAAATTGTTGTAAGTTGAGTTTGAGTAAACTGTTTCCGCATAATGTTGCGATTTTCATGTTATTAATCCTTTCCAATTGCTTTTAAAGTGGTTCAATGCTTGCACTTCCGAAGCTTTTAAAGTCATCACGCTTGGACATAAGAAAAGCGCCTGTCAGTGACAAACGCTCTATATTTTTAAGTAGTTGTTATTTCACGCATAACTGCGAGACATTAGATCACCTCATTTGCTACTTTTGAATTCAACATCTGGATGCATTGCTTTTAATTTACCCATCCATTCGTTGTGAGTTGTACTTCCTTTAATATCAAATGTTTTACCAGTGATAGGGTCAAGTGCCTTGCGAGGTATGTTATTGAGTCGTTCTGAATACATCGAAGCAACCGAACGACACCAAGGATGAAAAGGTGGATATGTACCTTCTGCACCATTTACAACTGCTTCAGATACTAGAAAAACTTTATGGTCTTTATGACGACAAATTTGTGATGTTCTCAAATCTAAGATAGCAATGATTTGATACTTCTCAACGCCATTGTTTTGCCACGATTTGAGCTTTGCTTGGTTCGCCATATAATTCGCTTCAGTACGAATCAAACGCCTAGCAACGTTGATTGAGCGGGCAAATTCACTAGCAATTGCCTTTGACATCTGGAATTCACTCATTCCAGTTAAAGCTTCAACCGTGAAGAGCTGTTCTAACCTTTTGGCTAAGGCTTCTGTATCTCCCCATAATCTTTTAGAGTAATTACTTCCTAGCCAGTGACTATCAAGTATGTTTTCTACAGATTTGGTGGATAATTCTTTGAACTTATAGTCTTTTTTATTCCAGACTTCTTTGACAATACCATTCTTTGCATTTGCTTGTTCTTCACGAATAATCGTTTCTGCAGTAGTTTCTTTGTAAGCTTCATCTATCGTATCAACATAAAAAGATGTCTGCTTATCAAGCTGAACATCTGCAATTTGCTTTGATACAAGATAGGACTTTGCTTTTAAATCTTCTGCACGAGTAATTCTTGATTTAAGCGCCAGCCCTGTGAGCCGCTTTTTAGCTTCTCTTTGCAAGTCAGGGTTACTGATATCTTTAGCTAATCTTCTAAGCTCAACTAATTCAGAAACAGGAACAGTTTCATTAAGCATTCTTTTTGCTTCATCATCTGCCAGTTCTGTTTGCTGCTTAGTTCGACTAAATAATTTAGCAATCTGTTTTGTTAAATATGATTGAGCTTGTTTGTATGCCTGTGCTACGACTTCCTCAAGCTGTTTAGCACCGTCATTTACTTTCTTTTCGGCTTTAATCGCTCTTTTTTGCCAGTAGTCAGACATTCTTTTTACTCCTCTACTATTACATGTTCAGGATATTGCTCAGCTATTGAAACAATACCATCATAAAGTATCTTAAGGCTTGCTAGTTCTTTATCCGTTGGATCAAGTATAAAATATCCTTCATCACGCTCAAAAGTCTTACCAAAGGATACCAATGCATTGGTAACTGTAATATATAAGGCAGAAACCCCAGCACATACAATATCATTTCCAATATTTGCAAAGCCTGCATGGCCAGTCACTTGATACCAATAAATTTGGTTGTTTTTCTTTTTGAATTTGGCTGTAATCATTTAGCTTTTTTTGTTTTTGCTGCTGGTTTTTTGACTACTTTCTTTTTTGAAGTAGATGTTTTAGAAGCAGTTTTTGCCTTAGTTTTAGTTACTTTAGGAGTTTTTGCTGCTTTAGCATTAGTTTTTTGAGTTTTGTTTTTTGTCGTTTTTGTTTTGGCCATTTTCTTGGTCTCCTTTTTGATTTGTCTGATTGTCAGACTGGTTATTGTTATTATCTTGATTTTCTTCCTCATTTTCATCAGGTGGATTATCAAGATTAGAGTGGCTGTCTTCTGACTGAACGCCCATAGCTTTCTGATTCATTTCGATAGCATCCTCTTTTTCTTCTTGTAACTGCTCAAGAACTTCATCGACATTATCAATATCTGGAAGCCATGAAAGCAAGACTTTAAGAGGTAGAATTCCTGCTTGGTGTGCCTGAACAATTTGATTAACAATATCAGTTGTATTGATTGGCAAATTAGGTTTGAGTTTAATCTTGATACCATCAATATCAACATTGTTATTACCAATCTCTAAATAATTGGCAAAGAGAATTAAACGTTGTCTAAGCCCTTTTATCATGTATCTTGACTTCACTGACATAAGCTGTAGCAATCCAAAGAGTTTGTACTTCATTGCCTCGCCTGATACATTTCCTGAGAAGTTTTTATCATTCATATTGGGCACATAAGTCACTTTATGAATATCTTCAAGTAATGAATCTCGTAGTATTGCTACTGAACTTTCGTCCATTGTTTTTGTTAAATAACTTACGCTACTTTCACCTGGAGCATTTGTATTAATTAATAGTCTTTCTTTTGCTAAACGTTCACCATCTCCATCTCTTAAGTCAAATCCCAAGATAACCAAAATAGCATCAACAAAAGCTTCTTTATCGTTCAATCTGTCAGACTGAAGCAAGTTATAAGCATCAATTAATGAAATTGCTTGCTCAAAATCTCCTTGTCGTTCTTCATTATTTCGATATTCAATAACAGGTACTGCCTTAAAATAATGCGGAAGTGCTTTGATTAATTGATAATCTCCGAAACCAATAGAAGCTGCTCTATATGTCAGCACTCTGTTGTCGTTATAGTATTTAACAAGATAATAATCAACACCACCTTGCAAGTTATATACTGGTTGATAATGTACTGCAAATAAAGGATTGGTATCAATCGTATCATCCGTAACGAGGAAAATACCCCTTGGATCAATACATTTTATGTCAGCAAATACTTTCCCAGTCTGTGGTTCTTGATTCATATAAATCAATTCATAACCTATCCCAAATACTGACAAATCTTTTTCAAGTTCAGTATCATGAGAAACAATATCAACTTTTGTATAAGCATCAAGAATAGATTGAATATCATCACTGCTTGTATAAGCGACTGGATTTCCTACCATGAAACCAACATTCATATCAGTTACATACTTTGCGTGATTGATAACAACTTTATTATTAGGTGCTGCAGCACTATCTTTTGTTCGTTTTAAAATGTCTTGCTTGCCATCGTAATAATCAGATAGTTTTTCTAAACGCCAAAAGTCACTTTGGTGCTGATTAATGCAACGATTAAGCAATTCAGAAGATGGGTTGTTTAAGTCTCCCGCCATCTCTCTATTTATTTTAATTGCCATGTTTCTCCTTTAATAAAAACCAAAACTTGCTTTAGAAGCAATCGTGGTCTTAACATTTCTCATATCTTCACTAAAAGCATACCTTGTAGCATCTATCGTATGGTTATCCTTATCTTCTAACCTTGGTTTAGGATTACCATCTTTATCCACTTGATAGTCTATGTTTTCAAACTCCCAAGCTATTTTAGGAGTTCTTCGTGGGTCAATACAGATAAAATCTAAATCATCAAGCCATTGTTCGCCATATTCAACACTATCAGGTCCTTTTTTAACACCTTTAATGTGTGGAACGTTGTGTTCAGTCTTAAGTTCAGCTATGCTCTTAGGTTCAGCAGAATCAGCAAATATTGTATCACTAGAATAATTTTTCTTGTGCAACCATTTCCCATATTCTCTATTACTTATTTTTTGACCATAAAGCTCGTCAATTGCATATATTCCATTCTTTTTCTTGTCATATTGCCACCTTACATGAGCTAGTGGGTCAGTAGCATATCCAAAGTCAACTGCATTGCGGATATTATCAAAGTTCGCAACCATATCATCAGTAATTGAACCAGGAACAACTTGCAAATTATCAAATGGTACAACTCCAGAACCAATTGCTTTTCCTAAATATTCCCAGTCATAGCGCCTTTCACTTCTAGCTTTAGTTGCTTCAGCTTCTTCTATGAACTCTTTAGAAATAAATGGGTTATCATGATAAGTAGAATGATGAACAAAAGTATTAGCTGGTTGAAATGATGATTCATATTTCTTATTTACCCATGATTGTTTACGCTTTGGTGGGTTGTAGGAATAGAAAAACTTATAAAAAAGACCATCATCTAATTCCCCACGTAGAAGTGAGTTAGTGATAGTTGTTACTTCATCTTCGCTTTTAAATTCTGCTAGTTCTTCAATCCAACCAATTGCAAAAGGAAACTTACTATCTTTTAATGACTTAATTCGTTCAGGGTTTTGCGCCCCTCGGAATATCATATAGTTTCCACGTGGAATATAAGTAATTCTCAATGGTGACTTATTGAACTTAAATAAATGAGTCACACCCTGTTCTTCAATAGCCCACTTCATTTGCTCATAGATTGACTGCTCTAGCGTATTATCAACATAACGAATACCAACTGCATTAACCGCATATCTCATTAACAATTGAGTAATAATATGCGCAATGTCAGATGATTTACCTGAACCACGCCCACCTTTTTCAACGATATTTAAGACATTACTATTTAAAGCCGCTCGCCAAGTAGAAGCAAATGCTTTAGGAATGAATTCAGATAGTTTAGCCATCGTCATCACCTAAGTCATCAACGAACACAGGAGTTTCAGTCACTTCTATTTGTTGTTTGTCAATAAATGCTGCATTAATTTTATAGAAGTGTTCTAATGCTTGGTTTCTCTCTTTAAAACCCGCTGAATACTCACTCACTTCACGCTCAATAATTTCATTTGTTTCAGGATCACGTAGCACTTTTTCAAATCGCTGTGGTTCTCCCTTTGCAATAGAAGCTGTAATAGCTAAGGCTTCTTCCATTGTCAAATGGCGCTCCAGTTGAATCTCTTTCAGCTTATTTTTGATGTACTCAGAGACTTTTCCACCTTTTTCCACCAATTTCTCTTGAGCATTTTTAGCATAATTCTCTTTGTATCCTGCTTTTAAAGCTGATTGATAAGCATTACCTGTGATGATGTACTCATCAGCAAATGCTTGTTGCTTAAGATTTAATTTACTCATTTTCCACCACCTTTCTCCAACAATAAAAGGCTGCCCAATGGACAACCTGTAATAAAATATAATAGCAAGATAGAGTCGCGAACTCTATAACTTCTATTAGCGAAGTCGTTTCTATTCCTTGCTGTCAGCTCCAACCGCACTGACTTATTAATATTATTTGGAAACTGTACTAGTATTATCAGCCCCAAATAATGTTGGACATAGCAAGTCTAGGATTCGAACCTAGCCCCTCAGCCACACTTTTCAGTGTTCTCTCTTGCTACACTGGTTTTATCGTCCAGCAACGCTTAGAAGTATATCCAACCGAACGAATTACATTTTGTTTGCTTTCGCTGATAACTTCATGATACAAGTATATCAGTAAAAACAAGGGTTGAGGTACCAATTTTAGGCAATTTCGATTCTTTTTTTGCCTATTTTGTCCCTCTCAAATTAAGTGAATAACAAAAGAATAGATGTCATTCCTAAATTTATAATAAGCAGCTTTGGCTTTCTTCTGTGGAACTTCAAAGCCTTGGGTATCCAATTCTTGCATTACTTGATACCAGTATCTGCCATTATATCCTTCACATTTTAATCTTATTACCTCCTTTTCAACTTGAATCAAAGGTAGATACCAGATATCTATTTGTCTTATCAATTCTCTTAATCTGATTAATTCCTCATCATTTTCAAGCGCTTCTTTATTTAAGACGTGACTTTCAGGTTCCGAACCGCCAGAATAAGCTGTATGGATTCCTAAGTTATCTACTTTTTGCTTATAAAGATATCTACTTTCAATTGATTTTATTCTGGCTTCAAGTCTGCCATTAACGTAATCTCCAATAATTCTATCTAACTTATCTGCCATTCATCAAATTCTCCTTTTGTGGTATAATTAAGTTAGAAAACTTCATGCCGAAGCCCATTGCCGTGGGCTTTTTATTATTAATATTTATTTTTTCTTATTTTGTTAGAAGTTTTTTTCAAAAAATCAACTATCTTTTCTACACTCCATTCATGCAACTCTATTTTTTCAACGCAGTCTTCTAATATGT